CTTCCGCTGTGGGCTGCTGAGTGGGATAGAAACGATCATGTGTTCACGCCCAGCCTTGATGGTGAACCGTCGCCTGAGCCCGAGAAGCCCAAGCGCCTGTCGCTGGCAGAACTGGCGAAGAAACTCGGCTAGACTTTCACTATCTACTTGAAACACAAGCATTACTTGCAAGTCAAACGTGACTGTTGTATTCCTGCCCTTGACACCTCGGGCGGGAAATCTCTGCGATGGCGACAGTCGAACAGATGCAAGTGTGGCTGGTCGAGGCTCAGAAAGCCTATCACGACCTGCAGCGCGGTGCGTTGATGGTCGAGGCGCAGGACAGCAACGGAGAGCGCGCCCGCTACACGGCGGCGAACGCCAAGAGCCTCTGGGCTTACATCGAATGGCTGAAGGCGCAGATCGCTGGCACTGACACAACGGCAGCGCGCAGGCCCTTGCGCCCGATCTTCTCATGAGTTTCCCCACCACCGATCTTTCGCACTTGCTCGGCACCGATGTCTCCCCGGTGTCCGATGCGGTCGCCCCGTCAACGGCAATGGCAGCGGCCGGTGGCGGGGTTGCTTTTGACGGCTCCAGCACAGTTGACCAACTGGCGACGTGGGCACCTGCTCTGCGCTCGGCAGATGGTGACATGCTGTTCGAGAAGCCGCGCCTCGATGCCCGCAGCCGCGACATGCTGCGCAATGACGCCTTCGTCGCGGGCGGCGCTACGGTCCATAAGGACAACATCGTCGGTGAACAGTATCGCCTCAACGCGCGGCCCAATAGCAAGATCCTGTTCGGCGCCGAGGACGAAACCTGGGAGACCGAAGCTCAGGAAGAAATCGAAACCCGCTTCGCGCTGTGGGCCGAGAGCCCGATGTGCTGGCCGGATGCGCAGCGCGTCAACACCCTGACCGATCTGGTTCGGATGGCAGTCGGCACGCATGTTGCTGGCGGCGAAGTGCTGGCGACGGCCGAGTGGGATGACGATGGTCGCCCCTTCGCCAGCAACATGCTGATGATCGACGCGGATCGGCTGTCCACGCCGGCAGACATCAACACGCTGATGAACCCGCGCATCCGGGCTGGCGTCGAGCGCACCAAGCGCGGCGCTCCGATCGCCTATCACATCCGCAACGATCACCCGTCCGACTTCTTCCTGAACTATCAGCCGATGGGGCAGGCCACCTGGAAGCGGGTGAAGCGGTTCAACAGCTGGGGGCGCCAACAGGTGCTCCACATCTACGAGAGCCTGCGCCCGGATCAGACCCGCGGCCTCGCCTCGATGGTGACCGCGCTTGGCGAAATGCGGATGCTGAAGCACTTCCGCAAGTCCGAACTGCAGCGCGCTGTCGTTGCGGCCAGCTACGCCGCGTCGATCGAGACCGATTTGCCGTCCGATGCCGCGATGGCGATGGGTGCGGGGCAGTCGTCCGAGAATCCTTACACCTCGGCGCTGCAAGAGTTCATGGCGATGCAGGCTGAGTATCAAGGCTCCGCTCGCAACATCCACATGGAAGGCGCGAAGATCCCGGTCTTCATGCCCAACACCCACCTGAAGATACAGAACCCCGGCGCCGAAAGCCCGCTTGGTGACTCGTTCGAGGCGTCGATGCTGCGTCACATCGCAGCGTCTCTTCGCGTGTCTTACGAAGAGCTTTCCGGCGACTACACCAAGACCAACTACAGCAGCGCCCGCGCCAGCATCGGTGCGTCCCTGCGCGGGATGCGTCCGAAGAAGCGGCTGGTCGCGGATGGCACGGCGAACTTCGGCTATCGGCTGTGGATGGAAGAAGCCATCAACTACGCCGATCTGGAATGCTTCAAGCGCCGCAACATGCCGAGCTTCTATGAGCGCCAGAACGCTGATGCCTATTGCACGGCAACCTGGATCGGCGCGGGGCAGGGGCAGATCGACCCGCTCAAGGAAACGCAGGCCGCAATCCTGCGGATCAAGAACGGCCTGTCCACGCAGGAAGTCGAGATTGCGAAGATGTCGGGCAGCGACTGGCGCCAGATCAAGCGCCAGAACAAGCGTGAACGCGGCATGGACAAGACCCTTGGCAACCCGTCGATCTATGACGTGACCGACAATCAGGACCAACAGAATGCCCTGACCGGCACAGAACGTGAGGCGAGCAATGGCGAATAAGATGAACCCGCTACTGGCGCAGTTCAACGACCAGCCTGCGCTGATCGAGGAAGGCCGCGGCATGTGGCTGCAGGGCTGTCTCGCCAAGGTCGAGGAAGCGTCTGCCGACTTCGCCAAGATCGAAGCGTCGAACGACAGCGACTTCTGGTTCAGCCCCGATGACTATCGGTCCAACTATCGCCCCTACCGCGTCAAGGACGGCATCCTGCATGTCCCGGTGAAGGGCGTGCTGCTGAACAACTTCCCTTTCGCCTATGGCAACTACGCCACCGGTTACGAATACATCTGGGAAGCGGTGAAGCGCGGTGTCGGCGACTCCGAGGTGAAGGGTATCGCGCTGGTCATCGACTCCGGTGGCGGGCTCGTCTCGGGCAACTTCGCGCTGGTGGACAAGATCTTCGCGGTGCGCGGCCAGAAGCCCATCCGCTCGTTTGCCAATGAGCACGCCTATTCGGCTGCCTACAGCATCGCGTCGGTCGGCGACACCATCACCGTGGCTCGGACTGGTGGCGTCGGCTCCATCGGCGTGGTCGTGGTCCACATGGAATATTCGCAGATGCTGGAAGACGCTGGCATCAAGACCACCATCATCCGGTCCAAGCCCGGCAAGATGGAAGGCAACCCCTATGAGGTTTTGGGCAAGGATGCGGAAGGTCGCATCAAGGCCCGTGTGGACGAGTTCCACAATCAGTTCGTGGCCATGGTGGCCCGGAACCGCGGCATGTCTGTCGAGGCGGTCGATGCGACCAATGCCCTGACCTTCATGGCGCAAGAAGCGATCGACAACGGTTTGGCTGATGAGATTGGCACTTTTGACGACGCAATCACGGCCTTCGTGGCCACAATCAACTCTGAAGGAGATGAAGAAATGGCTGTCGAGTCCTATTCGAAGGCCCAACTGGATGAAGCCGTCGCCTCGGCCGTTGCTGCTGCGACCGNGACCGCGAAAGCGGAAGCTGTGACCGAAGGCAAGACCCTCGGCGCCACGGAGGANCGCGCCCGTATCTCGGCGATCCTCGATTCCGAAGCCGCTTCGACCCGGCCNGCNGCNGCCCGGCTGATGGTCAACCTCGGCGTTGCTGCCGATCAGGCCGCGATCGAACTGGCGAAGCTGCCGGAAGAGAAGCCGGTGGCCGCTGCGGTGACCACCACTGCAACGGGCGGCGCCCCCAAGGGGATGCTGAAGGCCGCGATGGCCGGCACCGAGCAACCCAACATCACCGCCGCCCTCGGCGAAGAAGAGGACGACGATGACGAAGCTGCTGCAAAGGCGAAGTCCCGCAGCAAGGTCGAAAGCACCCTGGCGATGACCAAGGGCGCGAAGCCGGCCGCGGCGTAACACCAGAAAGCGAAAGGAATTCGACATGGTAACGCTTCCCACCAACATGCCGCAGCTTGCAGGTTTTCCGGGCCAGTGGTCCGACACCATCACTGCGGTCCTCGAAGGTCTGATCGTCGGCGAAACCCCGGCTGTGGTCGTGCAGGACATGACCATTGCCGCCAGCCAGACGATCGCGGCTTACACGCCGGTCGGCTACGATGCCTCGGGCAACCTGATCCCGGCCGTTCATGACGCAGGCACGCCCGCCAACGCCGTGAAGCCGATCGGTATCACGCTCTACGACATCACCACGGCGGCATCGCCTGTGCAGGGAATCCCGGTGCTGATCCAGGGCTGTCTGAACCGCGACATGCTGACCTGGCCGGCGTCGTTCAACACCGACGAACTCAAACTCGAAGCGTTCCGCGGCGCTCCGACCCCCACCAGCATCGTCGTGCGCAAGGTCTACCTTGGCGCGACCGTCGCTCAGCCGTAAGAGAGGAACGCGATCATGGCCATCGAACTNTGGACCCCGGAGGAACTGTTCCTCCTGCGGCAAGACGAGCGGATGAATCCGCTGCCGTCTTACATCCTCGACACCTACTTTCCGACGATGTACTTCTCGGAAGAAGGTGAAATCCGCTTCGCGGATCTCCCTGAAGCGGATCGCTTCATGGCGCCGTTCGTGCTGCCCTACGAGCAGGGTCGCCCGATGTGGAACACCAAGGCCGAAACGGTCAAGGCGATCCGCCCGCCCTACATGAAGCCCAAGAACGCCGTGCGCCCGGAAGACGCCAAGAACATCCGGCCTTCCGAAGTGTACCGCAATCGCGGCGGGCGCTTCTCGCTGCAGGACCGCTTCAACGCTCGTGTCCAGGAACTGACCGACCTGCATCTGCGGGCGATCCGTGTCCGTGAGATCTGGATGGCCTGCCGCGCGTTCTTCGACGGTAAGGTGCAGATCGACTACGAGCGCGACCAGGGCGCCGCGAACCCGTCCGTGCTGCTCGACTTCGGTCGTGATGCCAGCCACACGGTCGTCAAGACCGCCGACTACTGGAGCGATCCCGCCACGCCAATCCTCGATGATGTCGAGGGCTGGATGAACACCATGTATCTGGCGAACGGTGGCGGCGCGGCCGGTATCGATGCTGGGTCGGCGCGCAGGTTCGCGCCCTTGTTCNGGCGCAACNCGCAGATCAAGGACATGCTCGACACCCGCTACCGCGGTAACGNGGATGTGGTGATCAACACCGGCATGATGCGGAGACGGAGCGCCCGCTGAACTATGTCGGCAAGCTGGACACGAACCTGGAGGTCTGGTCCTACAAGGACACGATCGACATCCCCTCGGGTACCGGCATGGGCAAGACCAAGGTCGATCTCTTCAACGAGAAAGACATCTGCCTGATCGCTCCCGGCGCTACCGGCGTCCGCGCCCACGGGCCGATCTACGACACCGAGGCGATCGACGCCGGTCTGCAGAACTCCGAAATCTTCGGGAAGATGTGGGAGAGCAAAGACCCTGGTGAGAAGTTCGTGATGCACCAGTCGTCGAAGCTGCCGATCCCGACGAACCCGAACAAGACCTTCCGGGCGCGCGTGCTCGCATAACCAAGTGGCCCGGCGTCCTGCGCCGGGCTCCATTTCAATTCTGGTCAGGGAGATATGACCGATGTTCCTCTACGCCATCAACGCCATCGACCGCGGTCGCAAGGCAAGCCCCCGTCACATCGCGCCGGGTCACGTCATCGACCTGCCGGTGGATTCTACCGTCAAGAACCTGATCGAGATCATCGCCGTGCGTGAAGCAACGGATGACGAGGTGAAGATCGCCCGCGCCCTCGGCAAGCTGCACGAGAACGGCGAAGCGGTGCCGGAATCTGATGCCGCGCAGGTCGAAGCTGAAACGGCTGCCGCGATCGAACGCAAGAACCTCGAAGATCGCGCCAACGAACTTGGCGTCAAGTTCAGCGCCAACATCTCGGATGCCAAGCTGGCCGAGCGTATCGCCGAGGCCGAGACCTCGAAGACCGAGACCACCACCCTCGTCTGACGCTCAACCGAACCGGAAGGAGAAATCCCATGTACGCCAAGGCAATCCACGATGTTCTGCTTGGTCGAGACGAAATGGCTCCTGCCGGTTCGGTTTTCGAGTTGCAGACCAAGAAGCAATTTGACGAGCTGGCGGCGCGTGGCGCCGTGCGGCAAGCAACGGAACAAGAGATCAAGCTGTACCGCAAGCAGCCCGATCCCGTGGTCACGATCGAAATTCCCACTCACCGCGAACTGCTGGAAGCCCGCGCTGCCTCGGCGAACGTCGAGTATCGTTCGAACATCAGCGATGAGAAGCTGATGGAGCGCGTTATGGAAGCCGAAGCCAAGGCGGCTGAAGTTGCTGACGCTCTTCCGCCGTCGAACACCTGATGGCCAGGTGGCGTGATCAGAAGCGGGCGATGCTGGGCGACGTGCATAGGCACTTCGAGATTCCGGCTGTCTACCTGACTCACGCCACCGGCACCCCTGTCGCTGTCACCGTGCGCCTGCATCGCAAACAGGTTGCCGAGCGCCCGCCGCTTGGTTCTTCCGACGAGGTTGCTGCGATGCTCGACATCCACGATCGCGTCATCTTCCAGAAGAGCCAACTGCCGTATGCTCCTGAAGGCGTGCTGTCGAAGTCCTACGTGATCTTCAGCACCACGGAAGCCTATTTCACCGGACCCAGCAAGCCCGAGCGCGAAACCTATCTCTGGTGCGAGGTCACTGATGTCCCACAGGCAGAACTGACGACCCTGATCGGGCAAGTGGATCTCGGTGACCCTGCGTGGGTCGGCGTGCTGACATGACTCAGGATGCGCTGATCGTCCTCGAAGGGTTGGAGAAGTTCGCGGACGCCACCGGCAATCTGCCTGAGACCGTTGAAACCGCGATCAGCCGCGCCATCAACCGGACGCTGGACCGCACCCGCACCCGCGCCGCAAAGGCCGTGCTGGATCAGGTTGCCTTTCCTGCATCCTACCTGGCGCCCGCATCCAAGCGGTTGTGGGTCAGGCAGCGGGCGCGCAATGACAGTCTGTTCGGCATCATCGAAGGGCGAGACAGCGCGACCTCGCTGGCCCGCTTCGCCAAGCAGAAGACTCCGACGACCGGCACGCAGCGGCCCAAGGGCAACAAGATCGATGTGCGCGTGAAGGCTGGTGGCGGCTTCCACGGTATCCCGCGCGCCTTCATCATTCGCCTCAAGAGCAGCAACCTTGGTTTGGCAGTGCGGACCAACGGCCAGCAGCCACCGGGCTCCTACCTGCCCAAGTCGATCGGCAAGAACCTGTGGCTGCTCTACGGGCCATCGGTTGACCAGACGCTCCTGGCCGCGACCGATGGCGATGGTGTCTACGAAGAACTGACGCCCGAGGCGCTGGAGTTCCTGGCCGACGAGTTCAACCGCCAGATGGATGTATTGGAGAAGACGAATGCCTGATTCATTCCGGCTGCGCTTGATGAAGGGCATATGCGATGCGCTGAAAACCATCACGCCCGCCAACGGCTACAGCCACGACATGAGCGACTTCGAGGACAGCGCCGGTCGGCCGGCAGAGCGGGTGTTCCGTGGCCGCGACTTCTTCGGCGCCAATGACCCGGTGCCCATGCTGTCGGTGCTCGAAGATCCCCGCGCCCCTGAGCCCTTCAACGGCAGCGGCACCAGCGCCAAGAGCCAGAACAGCTTCCGCGTGCTGATCCAAGGCTTCGTGGCCGACGACAAGCATCACCCGCTGGACCCGGCCTATGCGATGTCGGCTGAGGTCATTAAGGCGCTGGTCGCGGCGAAGCAGGCTGCCACGGGAGTCCTCGGGCTGAACAAGGTAATGCGGGCGCCGTGCGTCATGGCGATGCAGATCGGGCAGCCGGTGCATCGACCTGGCCGCGATGAAGTCTCCGATCCTGCCTACTGTTTGATCGGCGTGACGTTCCTGCTGGCCGAGGATCTGGAAAACCCTTTCGCGACGTGACTATTTCACGTTATACGTGAGTTGCAATTTTGGAGACCAACATGGCAGTTGATACTGACGATCTTCGAGCAGCGGTGCCTTCCCTGTTCCCTGACAACCTGACGGGGGAAATCGATGCTGCGGCGCTGCGCGCGGGGATGCGGCTTGCTGCTGACGCGATTGATGAAGCTATCGGCAAGTCCTATTCGGAAGAGGCGCAGGCGTGGGCAGAGTCGGACACCGCGCCGGGTGGCACTGGGACCAAGAGCGCCAAGACGCACGCGGAGCAGACCGCACTGGACCGGGCCGCCGCCGAACTCGCCGCCCAGCAAGCCGCCCTNTTCGACGGGCCGACGATCCGGGGCGCAATCGAGGACGACACCGCTCTGACC